TCTTCCTTGACTCCCCCGATTTCGTCCCACATCCGGCAAAGGAACTGGTAGGCGAGTGATGGCGTTTTGTGGCCATTACGATACTCTGTAAATAAATTGCCGTTTTGAGGCATAGCAAGAAACTTACTAAATACGTTTGGCAGAATAGATGGCGAGCAGTGTCTCTTCCAATAGCTCCCTGTATACCAATCGAATCTGCGACCAAATACTTCTGGCTTTCGTCCATTCCGATAGCACCACTCCAGACAATCCGCCCACGTATCCATGTCTTCTTCGCGGTAGGCGTCGGCAATGACGAGCAAACGCCCAAGATCATCCGGCGTGTCGTCAAGCCCACGCCAAAGGTCGGCGATAGTGTCGGATAGTGCGGTCACTTAGAATCGCCTTTCTCAAGTAACGCATCAAGTTGAGCGATTGCAGCATCATTCTCTTTGGCGAGAATTGCTTTTTCGTGTTCAACGCACTGCTCAGGAGTATCGAACACTTTCCCGACACCAAACGGAACATCAATCAAGTTAGCGTGTGGCTTAACCGCCAAGAACGTCGTCTCACGCCCTTTGTGCACCACAACAACGATGTCCTCTAACTCGTATTTGTTGCGTGCCTTGCTTACAGCGTACTTAGCCAAAACCTTTGATTCACTCATACCGCTACCTCTCCCTTGATAGTGCCATGCGACTTGTAGGAACGCAATGATACCATGCTATCATGTAGTGTGTCAAGAGAAGTAAACTCGGAATCTATCAACAACGTCGGCAACGGATGCGGTTTCAGCTTCAATTGATACCGCACCTGAATAGAGTGGTTGCTGTAGATATGGGCGTCGCCTAGCGTGTGGATAAACTCGTCCACCTTCAATCCAGTCAGATTCGCCAGCAAGTGCGTCAGCAACGCATAGCACGCGATATTGAACGGCACTCCGAGAAGCATATCGCCGCTACGTTGGTACAACTGGCACGAAAGCCATCCATTCGTCACGTTCCACTGAGCCAGCGTGTGACAGCCCGTAGGCGTCGTCTCCACGGGCATATCCGCAGGGTTCCACGCCGTCACAATGAGCCGTCTACCACACGGATGATGCGGGTTATCGCGTACCTTGGCGATATTGTCCACGAGGCGTTGAATCTGGTCTACTTCGCCTTGCGGTCCCTTCCAGCGTCGCCACTGCTTGGGGTACACCGGGCCAAGTTCGCCGGACTCATCTGCCCACGCATCCCAAATCTTGACGCCATTCTCCTTGAGGTAGCGAATGTTCGTGTCGCCACGTAGGAACCAAATCAACTCATGCACGATGGCCTTAAACGGCATCTTCTTCGTCGTAATGAGCGGGAATCCCTCTTTCAGGTCATACCGCACTTGCCGACCAAACACGGACAGGCAGTAGGGCTTGGTGCCGTCACTCAATGCGGCCCGCTGTTCCTTGCGTTTGCCGTTCTCCATCACGTCGCGGAGTAGGTCAAGGTATTGCTTCACTCGTATTCCTCGCTGTATTTCTGATGTCGGTATTGGCTTGCTCGCTGGTTGATCGACGCACTCAATCCGCAGCCGAAGTCAAGCCGTTTTTGAATCTCTTTGTACGGTATCTCATGGAAGAAATGCAGTACGGCGGCTTCGCGGTATGCTTCGGGCAAGGACCGCAAGAACCGCTGACATTCTTCGTCTACCTCAATCACTTTCCCCGCGTGTGGTAGACGAGATTCCGCGAACTCTATGATTAAGCTGCTCGCGTTGTCGTTGCTTACTTGCGTGAACTCCTTCGCCCAATGCTTGCGATAGAGGTAGATGCACTTCATGGCGTTCAGGATGGCGCGGTAGGCGTACTTTTGGAACCCGTCATCGCCATTCGCCTTGTCTGCGTCGTACATCACGCAAGCCTTCCACAGGGCTAGGAACGCCTCTTGGCGAATGTCTTCGGGGTTGCTGTAATGGCGGTTGTCGTAACGCTTGGCCAGCATCACCGCAACGCCAACGTAGGAATCAAACAACGCCTTGCGTTCCTGATGTGACAGGTTGTTCGGCTTTGCCATCAGGTCGTCTCCAATGCCTTCGTGCTGGCCACGTCGTTAAACAGTCCGTGGCGGGCATATTTGTAGCAAGCGTCTTGTAGCAACTTCATCGCCTGCTCATCTGAATCGACAATAAAGCATCCGCCGTGGATGTGCTTATAGTCAAAAAACTCAATTAAATCCCTAGGAATCCAGTGGTTTGGCATGTCATCATGTCCGTGTGGGAGTCCTGTTTTTTTGTTGTGTGATCGGTAAAAGAACAGATAAAATTCCCCTAGACTACTATCCGATCTTGCCGGATTAGTCGCAACGTCAGTCAGCACCCACTTCGTCACTGGATGCTTAGCGGCGATGTCGCGGGCATGACGCATAAAGTCGGCGATGGAGCAACGAATCTCGTCAATGAATCCACCACGTCGGATGGTGTGTGGTATGCTTGCATCGTGCTCAATGATGTTCTCGAAGCTACTCCAGTCATAGCCGTGAAGACATTCTCCGACACCCGCTGGATTCAACGCCATTCGCTTCCAGTTCGCTTTGCTGAGGTCTTTGATGCGATTGATTTTCCTACAGGTCACGCACTCGCATTTTTTGCGGTAGTTTAGAAGCGTATTGGGCGGCACATCAAGCAACTCAACACCAAGCCGAATGAACTCCGCTTGCTCTTCGCCGTCGTTCTCATCCAGCCAATCCGCATACACCAATCGCCGTTGGATGTCATGCGGATATTGCAGGATCGCGTTGTACAACGCCGTGCCAGTGTCTTCGATAACCAAGTCACTCATCCTTCACTCCATGAACGATTGCATCCCTCTTGTGGTTGACACAGAAGTAATGCGTCGAGTGCGGCTTGTTTTTCAGCCACTTCTTCCCATTCTGGCCAACAACGTAGCCGTCCTGCTCTAAGTCGCTGACGATGTGCGTCGCGGGTTCGCCGCAGACTTCGCACACACGCACATCAGCCAATCCATTCGCAGCATTCATTGCGATACCTTTCTCATTGAAATCCAAACCCAAAACTCATCGTGGATACGATAATCCACGATGTTGTATCCCATTCGATGGCAGGCGATTCGAATCTGTTCTTCTATTTTAACTGAGAAATACCCTTCAATCAAATCTTGGTGCTCAATCATTGGCTTGGCAACATCCATCCCAAATTGACATCCAAGAGCAAACAACGGATTGTCCTCAAGAAACGGAACGACCAATTCGTATTTATCGCTCATTCTTGCTCCTCAACGTCAAAGTTATCTGTCACTTCTTTTGGCGTTCCATTTGGGAACATCATTCCGAGTGTAACTGGGTCAACGTGTGCCCATTTCCACAAGTCGTATATGCGGTTCACCATCTGCCAGTCTTTACTTTCGAGCATCCACGTTCCAACGGAAAGACATTCCAACAGATCGCGTATTGTTTGGTTGCTAACAACATCGCCAACTCGAAGGATCGCAAACCAATCGTCGCCTTCTCGTCCCGCAGCAACTTGAATCTCGGTTGCCGTGAACCAATTCGAGTCTTTAGGCATCAGACGATACCAAATACCTCGCCGTCCAGATACATCGTGCATCGAACAGCACATCATGCCATCGGCTTCGCAATTCGACGTAACGCCCTTTTCAAGTGTGCTCATTGCTGCAACTCCATCATCTTGATTGTTCCGCAGATTGTCGCCTTGCTATCGTCTTTGTCGTACTTCGGGTGCATCGTCAGCAACCAAGTATCATTCTGCTTGCTCGGCAAGAACTCGGACTTCAACGCCAGCATCGTGGGCAACTTCTTGTTCTTCGTGTGGTTGTCGGCCCTCTCTTGGATGGCTTTCACAACTACATTAAAGTCGGCATACGCTTCCATACGCCGACCTAGCCCGTAGTCGTAGTTCACTACATAGACGAGCATTTAGTCTCCTCAACGAAGATGCCGACAACCCGACGATGCCCGTCCTTGTCGATGCCCGTGACCTTGTCGCCGGTCTTGTTACAACACTCCAGTTCGACGGTGCCTTGCCATAGCCCTTCAAAGACGGGCATCGCCGTCATTTGATCGCTGAACGTGCCGATCTTCGTCGGCTTACCAATCATGCTGATTGCTAAGTAAGTCAAATCACATCCCCCAATAGATTCCCATGCCCTGTAAAGTGGACGAGCCATTGTTCGCCACGGTTATAGATGCGGTCCATGACGACGTAACTGCCAAGTTTCGGTAGCAGGTACGCCCTGCCAACGAACTGCTCATGCTCGGCTTCTGGCGTGAACAACGATGCCCGTGTCTTGGGCAAGCCGAATGAGCCTACCCAAGTGCCGGGCTTCGTTTCCATCGCGAACAGCGTCACATCAACCGTCGTCGCCCATGTGCCAAGCAACGCCGTAATGCGTAACTGGCACTTGATTTCATGGGCCTTGTGCTGCGATGCCATCAGTTACACCTTGAATGCTTCGGCGACAATCTTTGAAACGACGCCGCGAATCTCTTCGTCGGCCTCGGTGCTAATGGGTTGGCCAGTCAATTCGACCAACTCACGAATCTTGTCGTAGGCGACGATCTCGAAGTTGATGCGAAATTGCGTGGCATACATCTGCTTGAGACGAGCTTGCTCAGCCATCATCGCATCGTCGTCCTTTTGCCACTTCACAAAGGAATCCGACTGCATTGCATGCTTGCCATTCGCAATCTTCTCAAGCGTGTGGCGATAGTACCAGTTAAACGCATCGTTGATCAGTTCTTGCGACTCATCACATTCGCCGTAGTTCTTGATTTTGTCAAACGTGTAATCGACGGCCTCTTGAACGCATTCAACGCATCGCTGACGCTCATCGGCTACCGCCTGCTTATTGGCTTCCTCAACGGCGAGATTGAACCGCCCACCTAACGTTAGCGTTTCTTTGCCGAATGTTGGATCATCGACGGTACGCGGAATGTCCTTGCCATCCAAGAACAGCGAAAAGCGGTCCCAATCATTGGCCTTGGCATGGATTTCTTTGTCCGCCTCGACATCGGCGGCAGTACGAATTTCACGCATCTCGTCTCCTTTTGGTTATCGCTTCCCTTGACGCATGGCATGATACCACATTCCGTACTAGGTATGCAATAGCAATGTCGCGAAGAACCAAACAAATCTACAAGCGGATGATCGAAGGCAACAAGGAGAAGGTGGTTGCTACCAAGTGGAAGCCATTTGAAGGGAAGCCGCAGCAACTTGCCTACAACATATCAAAGAATGTCGATGAGTTGTTTTTCGGCGGCGCGGCAGGTGGGGGTAAGGCGGTAAGCGTTTGTACACCTATCCCTACGCCTGACGGCTGGAAGTTCATGGGCGACTTGGTGCCCGGTGATGTTCTCTTTGATGAGCGTGGCGGCACTACGAAAGTCGTAAATGCGTATCCAATCAACCACACGCCGGTATCGTATCGTATTACCTTCGACGATGGCTCTGTGGTTGATGCTTGCAAGGATCACAAATGGCTGACGTTTGACGCCAAGGAACTAGCTCAACTCACTCGTCTTGATCCTGAATGGCGTACCAAGCGTCGTGAGCGTCGTAAGTCCAATGTTTCTGGCAACAAGTCTGAGAAGTTTACGGCATCGCTGATTGCTCGAAATAAGGCCAAGGCGTTGGAATTGGCGTGCAAAGAACCGCCAACGGGTACGGTACGCACAACACAAGAGATATTTGAGACGCAGCGTGTGCATGGTCGTCAACGTGCCAATCATGCCGTCCCCGTTGCCAAGTGCATTGATCTTCCTGCGAAGGAATACTTGCTTGACCCGTACCTGCTAGGCGTCTGGCTCGGCGACGGGACGACGTTGGCAGGGACTGTTACGAAAGGCGATGACGAAGTATTTCAAGCGTTCAAAGACGCTGGATTTGAAGTTGCTGACTGGACGGAGAAAAACCGCTATACACGTCGTATTTACGAACTACAACCGATCCTTCGACAACTTGGCGTTTACGGCAATAAGCACGTTCCTCCTGAGTATCTTCGCGGCTCGCGTGAGCAGCGTCTAGCGTTGCTTGCTGGATTGCTTGATACCGATGGGACCGTTAAGAATACAAGCGGACATCCGCAGTTTGACAACACCAACAAGGCGATTATCGACGCTGTCTACGAGTTGATCGTCTCGCTTGGCTGGAAAGCAAGCGTTACCGAAAAGAGAGCGAAGTTATACGGCAAGGATTGCGGTCCTACGTGGCGAATCAGTTTCGCACCCGACGAATACGTGTTTCGTCTACCACGCAAGCGGAACCTACAAAAACTCGCAACGCGACGGACCAACAAGTTCCGCTACATCGTCAATGTCGAGCCAATTGAGCCGAAGCCGATGCGATGCATCTCCGTCGATAACCCCACGCGGCTATTCCTCTGTGGTCGATCCTTTATTCCGACGCATAACTCGCTGTTGATTATTGGATTGTCACTGACAAGGCATCGGAAGTCTTTAATACTACGGCGAGAAGGCACGCAGCTCAAGGAAATTATCGCCCAACTGAGAGAATACGCACCCGCTGGTAGCAAGTGGAAATACGAAGGGTCTGGTGGTACGCTGAGGACGCCAGATGGTCGTATCGTTGAATGTGCTGGCGTGCCTCATGAAGACGATAAGCACAAGTTTCAAGGCCGCGACCACGACTTAAAGGCTCTTGACGAGTGTACAGAGTTCACCGAGTCGATTTACGACTTCGTTTCGGGCTGGAAGCGAACACTTCCCGGCCAAAACACGTTGCAGTTGCTAACGGGGAACCCGCCAACGCATATCGACGGACAATGGGTTATTCGCCGGTTCGCTCCTTGGGTCGATCCGTTTCATGCTAACCGTGCCGTATCAGGCGAGATTCGCTGGTTTGCCAAACTGGATGACGGCGAGCAAGAAGTCCCCAATGGCGACCCGATTCGGTGGGAGAAGCGTGGCGAAGTGTACTACATCAAGCCGCGTTCTCGCACCTTCGTGTTTGCGTCGGCGAAGGATAACCCGATCTACGCTCAGACGGACTACATTTCGCATCTTGCATCGTTACCGGATGCGTTGCGGGATGCGTTGTTGTTCGGTGACTTCACCATTTCGATGCGTGACGATGCGTGGCAGGTTATCCCGATGGCGTGGATTAAGGCTGCGATGGATCGCTGGACGAGTAACGGCAACATTAACCCCATGACGAGTGCTGGCGGTGACATCGCTTATGGTGGTGCGGATAAGACGGCATTTGCACCGAAGCACGGCAACTGGATCGGTAACGTAATGACGTGGCACGGCGTCGATACCGATTCGGGCAAGAAGGCCGCGAACTGGATACGTCCTTTGGTGCCAAACACCAAGACATTATTGAATGTTGACGGTATTGGGTGGGGTGCGGCAGCGAAAGAGTCGTTGCAAGAGACGCATTCTAACGTCGTTCACGTTGGATTCGGCGAAGGTGCTGGCGATTTGATGGACAAACGCGGGACGGTGCGGTTTCACAAGTTGCGTGACTACGCTTACTGGCGGTTGCGTGACGCACTGGACCCTGAGCTTGGCGAGAGGATTGCTTTGCCTCCCGATAAAGACCTGATGGCGGAACTAGCATCGGTGCGGTACTCGTCGTTGACGGGCAAGATCAAAGTTGAGTCCAAGGACGACATCAAAAAGCGTCTTGGCCGTTCTCCCGACAAGGCGGATGCCGTGGCGTTGGCGGTGTTCGAGATGCCAGTACGCAAGGCGATGGCCATGTTTGTGTAGTATCTGCTATTGCGTATCTAGTACCTCATGTGGTATGATGCTTGTCTACCACATGAGGAGTATTTGGTATGGCAAGCGTTTCCGCTAGGGTTGTGTGCGAAGTCGAAGTTCACGTTGGCACATGGAACGGCACGAGCACATTCGACGAGCTACGTGAGCAAGTACGCAGGGAAGGGCTGCATATCCTTGAGTCGCTGTTCGTTGACAAGGAATACAAGTCCGTGCCGAATGGCCGAGTTGTTGGTATGCCAAGGGTTAAGTTCATTTCTGTGGTTGAAGATAAGAATGGAGGCGAGTAATGGATTCCTACTTACCCGTTTTCAGGCATGTCGCATTGGGGCTTGAATTGGATGCTCTGGCACAAGACCAGTCTGCATGGTCCCAAGCGACATTCGGCACTGACGATGTGAAGGGGCCGCTTGGTTCGTTGAAGCATCTCGCCAACGAGTCCAGTGAGGCAATAGAAGCGTTCCTAGATTGGTCACGAGCCAACAGGGACATTTACACAGCAGATGATGTGGTAGTTGAGTTACGCCAAGACTACCACATCGAACTTGCCGACATCCTTATCCTTCTGCTCGATGCTTCCCGTCGTAGCGGACTAATGCCATTGGATTTGATTCGTGTTGCCCAAGCGAAGATGGATGTCAACAAGCAACGCAAATGGAACGTCCCACAAGGCGACGAACCGACGGAACATGTGAGGGACGAAGAATGATTCGTGTTGTCAATGTTCGCGGCTTACGTGGTGATGCTCGCAAGGGCGTGTGCTACGTTGGCCGTGCTTGGGCGGGATGGCCCGAATCGAAGTGGGGTAATCCCTTTCGCGTCGGGGATACGTCGCCCAACAACTACAAGGTCAAACTGGACCGAGAACACGTTTTGCAGTTGTTTCGTGCCCACTGCGAATCCAAGGCAGAAGGTGACAACCTTGATGCTTGGCTTGCGGAGTTGTGGGAGGCGTGCGAGCATGGCACGAAGCCTTTAGGTTGTTGGTGCGTCAATGCAACACATGGCGACGGCACGGCGGTTGTGTGCCATGCTCAGATACTAGCGGAGTTGCTGGCGGAACGGTACGTAAAGGAGACGGAATGACGTGGATTGACGACCTTTCCTTTGCCGAACTGCGGGCCGAAGTCATTCACCATCGTTTCCTTGTCCGCGTGCTGAACGCGGTGGCGGCGATGGATGGCTTTGCAGCGGCAGATTTGATTATCGAGTCGAATGGCGACGGCAACATACCGAGCATCGCCATCAACTGCGGGCTTATGTTTGGCACGGACTTCTGCGACAAGGAACCGATCACGGCGAAGAACATCGACATCCTTGAACAGACCCGTGAACAAGTCATCGAGTGTGGTTGTCCGTGGCGGTTCGCGGAGTTGTTTGCGTGTCGGTCACGGCGGGAATTGCCGATCAATGGGATTGGCGAGTATGAGAAACCAATTCAACGACTAATGATGGAGATTTAGGATGGACGGTTATCTTATTGGCTCTGTTTGCGAAACATCGCTGAATCACAACGGGATTGTATTTCCATCTAAGTATAGTTGGCCAGATGGTTACTATGTATTCAAGCAAGTTGGCGGAACCGCGTGGCAATACTCAACGCCAGACCGTGGCTTTTCGCTGAATAGCTTTGATTCTGCGGATGGTGCTGCTCGTGTCTTATGGGGAATGGGGCGTGGCCCATACCTTTACAAGGATCAACCGACTAAAGTTGTCACGAATAAGTACCGCCGAACAATCAAGTCATGCAACGGCAAGCAATCCATCGAGATTGATACCTACAGAATCGCCGACGCCTACCCGATGACGCCAGCGGTATTCCATGCCGTCAAGAAGTTGCTGATGGCAGGCCAACGCGGGGCGAAGGACTACAAGACGGACTTAGAAGAAGCGATTGTGGCTATTCAACGAGAAATCGAAGGATTATCGTCAAGTTGATGTTGCTTGACGAGTGCTATGTATGGTAGTATGCTTGCTGAAAGGATACTATATGGGCAAGACCAAGAAGGTTGTCGTCGTTCAGTGTAAGCATTGTGGCAAGGCTAACGGGCATGTGCATCACCGCTCACTTTGCTACACATGCTACAAGAAGCCGCAGATTCGCTTTCTCTACCCAACGACATCAGAAGTTGTCGGCAAGAAGTTGAATCATGAGGAACCAGTCCAAGACGTTTACAAGCGAATCCTTGCAGCGTGGTCGAATCATCCGCTTTGGCAACCAGCGGAGTTCCCACGCGACGATCCACGGTTCAATGAGTTGGTAGATGCGAGACGGGCCGCGAATCTTCCAGCGATACATCCCGGCGACCCGAAACCGAATTTGGAGTGAGAATGGTAACGACGTTGTTGGTGATTATTACGCTGATTTGTTTCTTCTTCTCGTCGGCTTTTTCGCATAGTTCTGGTTCGGCGTGTGAAGAAAGTGGCAACGATACTGGATTTGTCTTTTCTGTATTCTTTTTCTTTGCCATCAACTGCTTTGGTGGCTTGTGTGCGATTGGCATTGTGTACGCGAATCATTAAGGAGTGATGATGACGGACTCATGTAAGGATTGCAAGTTCTGGCACTCGTCTGGATTGCGTAAGGAACGCGCAGTCGGCACTTGTCGCATTCGCTCAACGCCGGGTGGCTTCCCGCCTCGATACGCCGACGAATGGTGTGGCGAGCATGTGCAACTGGAAACCAAGAAGACGGCGAAGCCTGACAAGACGGTTGTTCGTCGCAAGGCTGATGCTACGGAGACGCCAGCAACGGAAGTGGCGAATGGCTAAGGTGGCAAAGAAGTCACGCCGTAAGAAGCGTGGCGAACTGAATGACATGCTTGGTCCGCCATATGTCGCCAAGTCGCCCTACGTTGATGGCTTCGATGCGGCGTGTTGGCTTGGTCGATATTGGGATTGGCACAAGGTAACGGAAACGCCGATCCCATGCCATCCCAAGTACAAGCAAGGCACGAAGCAATGGGAGCAGTGGCATGAAGGGTATGCTGACGGGCTGGATGAACTAGGCGACTTCAAGGAAGACATCCTTCGTGCCGATCCGCCAGAGCATCAGTTTGTGGAACGGAATGGATCGCAAGAGGTGACCGTTGAATGTGTCGGCGGCATTGATTGCGAGATTGCAGACATGGAGTGCGACGATGAGTGAATTGGTTGCGAAAACGATTATGGATGGCTTTGTTACGGGTTGTCTTATATTGGCAATCGGTTACGTTTTGGGCAAGGTGCTCGAAGATTAAAACAATGAGATACCTCGGCGACTGAGGTTGGTGACGACATCAGGATTAGTAGCAAATGGCTTCCATCGTCCTGATTGATCGGAACAAGTCGTAGGTGTAGCCGTGATTGCCTTAACACACGCTGGTACTTGTCAGCGAAAATAACGCGGCAGTTGCAGGCTGGATTCTAGGCTACCGCTACTGTAGCCGACCCTCACTTTGGCTGATGCAACAACCTTCCTACCTGCCCCTTGTGTGGTTGACAATCATCTCCATCAACCACACAAGGGGCCATTCCATGCTGCAACGTAACCATGAAAAAGAAGAGCAAGTAAAGCAAGGCATCATTTCGGTGTGCAGTATCGGCACAACGATTGCCACGTTTGCCAAAGTGCCGAAGTTGGCCGAACTTTGCCAATTCCTCTTGCTCAAGGTTACGGTGGCTTGGAGCGAAATTGATGCCTTGATTCAGATGGTCTATGACCTCATCAACATCTTCGCCAAGGACAAGGCGGTAACGCCACTAGCGATTAACTGAACGGAACTGTCATGAAGACAACGGCATCTCTTTACCTTGCCGCTGATATTGCCAAGGAATGCGACGCGATTCCTGTCGAACAGATTGCGATTCTACTCGTATCCTTGGCTAGTGAATTGTGGAAGTGTCCCAACGTCGAAGGCTTTGTTGATGCGGCGGACTGGTGCCGTAGTATCACGAGCAAGCCAAGCCGACGACGCAAGGCCGTCAACGAGATTGGTCGTAAGTGGCGTGGTCGGCTGAGCCATTACGACAAGTTAGAGACGGCGATTCTAGGACGTTGTGCCATCGTAACGGATGATGAAATGCGTGGCCTGTTCAGCGAAATCAAATTCTAAGGAACGACATGGCATTCGACGCATCCGAGTTGTTACGCAAGACGGTTTTCAATCTCGCCAACGAAGGCTACACGCATCGCGATATTAACGCCTTGACTGGCGTTGGGCGAACAACGATTGGCGATTGGCTGCGTGAAGATGGCTTCGTGCAAGCCAAGGAAGAACCTGAGCCTGTCGATCCTATCGAGTCTCATCGTCGCAAGGTGTCGGATGCCCAACAACGCCAAGAGCACATCGAAGCTGTCAAAGAACTAGCGTTTCGTGACATGCTGGCAGAGACAGTGCAAAGTGTTGCTCCTGTCCTTGATGCTCCGGCCCGCTACCGTGCCCCGCGAATCACGACGGATACGGTGACGGAATCGTTGCTGTTGTGCTTGTCGGACTGGCACGCGGATGAGATTGTGCGGGCTGACGCGGTGTTCGGGTTGAATGAGTACAACCGGCAAGTGATGGATCGGCGGGTATTTCGTATCCGCGATACGGTCATTGAGATTAAGGATCGGTTGGAGAGTGGCGGCTATCGCTTCCCGACGTTGGTAGTGTCGGTTAATGGCGACATGGTGAGCGGGACAATCCATGAGGTTGAGCGGCATACGGATGGCCCCAACATCATGCAAACAAGTCTCCGCTGTGGTAGTAAGTTAGCGGAACTGATCCGCGACTTGTCGGCCCATTTTGAGCGTGTGGAAGTGTTTTGCACGTCGGGAAATCATGGTCGGCTGAGTGATGCAAAGAAGGTGCAGACGAAGGAGCCGACGCGGAGTTGGGATTACCTCATCTACAAGTACGCCGAAGCGATGTTGGCGGATTGTGTGAATGTGCGATTTGAAGTGCCGGATGCGTGGGCAGTGATGTTCGAGTTGGAAGGGCATGTGTTTTACCAGAGTCATGGTCACTTCGTGAAGGCAAATAGCCCCGTTCCTTTTTACGGGATTGGACGCATGACATCGCGTTTAGGTAGCGTCCTTTCTCGCCATCACAAGCCCGTTGATTACTACCTGTTCGGCCATTTTCACGTCTACGGTAGCATCGAGAATGCGGGTGGCGAGTACATCATTAACCCGCCCTTGATTGGCCCGCAAGAGTTTGGTGTGCATTCGTTTGGCGATGCCGTTCCACCGGGTCAACTACTGATGGGTGTGCATGAGAAGTACGGCGTATCACATCGCTGGCGTTTGGCGGCAGAGGAAATATGGCCCCCGCCGACGAAGGGATTGAAGACAACAAAGATTCGGTCAACGTAATGGAGTGTAGAAATGGCTGAATGGTACCACGTCGCTGTTTTTTGCTTTGCTTCGTTTTGCATTGGGATGATTTGCTTTGCTTGGCTTGAAGATTGTCAGTCAAAGGTTCTAAGGCGACTTCGTCAACTCGATGCTAAAGACGCAGATGAGTATATCGCCAAGTTAAAAGAAGAGATCGACGACCACAAGGAATACAAGGCGAAATATGAGGCGTTGACGGCGGAACTGAACGATATGGCGAAGAAGTATCCGCTGTTTAAGCCAGTCCAGCGTGTTGAAAAAGAGTCGGGAATGGATGCGTTTTTAGCCGTCTGTAGCGAAATTGAAAAGATGACGAAGTTTGACCTCAAAGATGAGGAGGGCGGGGTATGAGTCCTATTCTGTTGCTCGTGATGTCGGTCCTGTTCTTTGGCCTATTCTCCTTCATGTGGTTGTGGTGGTGTGAGAAGGCGAAGCGGCTGACGATTGAGGATGCCAATGATGTCCTTGACGCGGCGGTAGACGGAGAGCATACCGAAAGCCAAGCGTTCCGCCAGCAACGCGATGAAGCACGGGCTGATTGCAAGGATTACAAGAAGCAACTGGAATCGGCCCGGTTTGAGAAGCGGGAAAGCGAAAGGATGTACGCCGCGATTATCGAAGACTGGACCAAGGCGAAGGAACGCTTTACCGAAGTGCTGCAATCGTCGGAAAAGGATCGGCTGGATGCCCGGATGTCGCGCCAAGACATGAAGGCAGAGCGGGACTTTCACCACACGGCTCATGATGCAGCGGTAACAGAACGGGACGAGATGCAAAAGCAACTCCAGCAAAAGGAACAGGAGTTCCAGTTGCTCGAAGTCAAGTTTAACGATCTGTCCGAAAGTTACGGCGAACTTTCGGCGAAGTATGCGGACTTGTGCGGCAAGATCGACGCTCTGAAAGCGGATTCGACGGCGAAGGACAACTTTCTTGCCTCGTAACGGCATCGCTTCGGTTGACAACAGGTATAACGTCGCGTATGATTGGCGTATGGGAACAAAAACACTAGACACGATTAAAGACGTTGAGCGGGTTATCTTCAAGGCCATCAAAGCGGAATTTGACCGCTATGAGGATCAGGACGGCAACCCGCCTAGTTCGGCATGGCTCGCAGAGAAGGCATCGCAGTACGGCGAAGTGGACGAGTATTCGGTGCGCCGCTACCTCAAGGGCGAAGTACCGGCCCTCGAATCGACGATCAGCATGTACATGCTTGGATTGAATCTTGGCGTGTGGGATTGCACGAACAAGCAATTTATCGACCACACGAAGGTTGATGTCCGTCATCTCATCGTCAATCATGGCAAGGTACGGAACTTAGATCGTATCCTGAGCATCGACAATCGCATCCTGTTCAAGTCGATGTACAAAGCGTGGTGGGATCGGTATTGCAGCGACGGCGAACCGCATTACGCGGACTTTGTGAATCACTGCTTACTATTCTACCCGCGTACTCGCTTCGCTGGTGTGATGGAGTTTCTGCAAGCGAAAGTCAACCCGCGTGAACCGTTCTTGAACGTGATGATGCTGGCGTTGAATCTGGAACTTCGGCCCATTTCTTAGTTCTTTCTCTGCCCCACTTTTGAACGATGCTGGTCGGCTATGGCCAGCATTAACAACATCCCAAATCAGTTCCGTGGCATGGCGTCGTCCAACGGGACCAGTGGCAACAGTGCTATTGGCTACGTGGCCACGCCATCCGTTCAACGCCAGTGGGCTACGGGCCACGGCTTGGCATGGTGGGCTTCGGACCATCAAGAAGAACTGAATCACATCGTTGGGTGGAACTACGTCGCCATCCAAGCCATCGCGAAGCAGTACGCTAATTCCAAGGTGACTGTATCGCGGGTGAAGCAGTCGGGTGGGCAGAACAACGGCGGAATGGTCACCAAGTCGTACACGCCGGATGCGGGCCAAGATACGAAGACGCCGTTGCCGAATCATCCGATTGCACGATTGCTCAGAAAGCCGAACCGGGTGGATTCGTGGGCGACGTTTGCAATGCGAATCGCTTATAATATGCGGGCTACGGGTGGTTTTCTTCTTTGGGAAATCAAGAACCAACTGAATCAGCCATTCGAGTTATGGGTTATCCCGCGTGCTTGGGCGTGGCCGATCTTACCGTCGCCGCAGTTCCCCCAAGGGGCATGGCGGATCACGCCATCATCGACGACGGCGGGTGTGTTGTCTGGTTCCGGCTCGATGTTGGGCATGGTTCGCGATGCTCGTGAGTTCATCACCAGTGGTTATCCTCATCCGCTCTATCCCGGCGAGTTCCTTTCGCCCTTGTCAGCGTGTGCCCAACAGATTGACTTGGCGGAAATGACGGACCAAGCGGCGTGGGCGGTGTTCAACAACGCCATTGTGCCGGGTGCTGTGTTTAGCATCGACAAAGATGCGAAGATGGATGAGGATCAACAAAAGCGGTTCATTGCTCAACTAGAACAACAAAAGGCAGGCGTTAGTAACCGTGGCAAGGCGTTACTGTTGCAAGGGATCACGAAGGAATCGCTTGGCGACCCGTTGACGGGTTTGAATCACATCGAAGGGCGGAACCAGAACCGCGAACACGTATCGAACATCCAAGGCGTGCCGCCATCGGCTTACGGTGGTGGCGGTGGTGGCGGATATAGTGGCGTGGCAGCGGAGATGAAGCAGTTCACGGAACTAACGGTGCAACCTGACTTGAATCTGGTAGCAGCGGCGTTTCAAACGCGATGGAGTCCGGTTTACGGCGAAGACATTGAAATTGCGATTGACGCACCGGGTTATGATGACCCGACGTTGAACTTGCAGAAATGCAGCAACGTGTTGCAGGCGAAGCAAGCAGGCGTGAAGTTCAGCGACAATGAGATTCGCAGCTTACTTGGGTTCGGCTCGATTCCGGGTGGCGATAAATACGAGGAACTTGGCCAGCAAGGTCCGCCACAACCTGACGCGATGCAAGAGCAGGGACAACCACAAGAGGATGAAGAACAGCAACAAGGGCCGTCGCCAGAGATGGCGGGTGGCGAAGAAGATGAGAATGCGGTGCCGGACTTTGATCTGACGCCTGAGTTGGCGGATGAGGATGGTCCGAATGAGAAGAATCCGTTGTTACAGGCGGCGGCGGGCAATCGTATCTCTCCCTACTTGATGAACGGAAAGCACTAAAATGAATAACTTCGTGTGGTTGACGAAGAATGCTCAGGGCGGTCCTAAAGACCCGAACTATACTGGCGTGGTGTTTGGCAATTACTTCATCCAAGGGAAGAAGGTTGATGAAGCCACGTACCACAACTACATGAAAAGCAATGATGCTAAGCAAAATAGCGTCAATGCAGATAAGGCCAATGCGTCGCGTAAGAACTCCGACTTAGATGATTTCATGTCGGATGACAATGTTGGCACGGATGCGGCAAAGAAGAAGCAAGAAGCCGAGCAGCGTCAGCGAGCTAATGAAAGTCATGATGCTCTAGCTGAGTTTTTAGGTGACGCGCCGAAAGACAATCCCAAGCAAGAGCAACAGGGCCAGCAAGAACAAACGCCGAAGCCAAAGAAAGAAAAGCCGCAACCGAAGCCGAAGATTACCGTCGATTCCATTGAAGGTAGCTTGAAGCAAATCGGCGATACCGAGCAACACGCACAGTCGATTGGCGAAGAGATTGAACGTCATCTCCAGAATGCCCCCAAGGGTGTCGCGAAGGAGTTCCAGAAGAAGTACGGCATCAAGTTGGACGAAGACGGCTACGAGATGATGGGCAAGAAGTATCTTGGCTTGCACCAAGGCGAATATACTGGCCCCAAGAAATTGCCGATGCCGAAAGGTGATGATGCCCCGAAACCCGTTGATGCCAAGTCGAAAGAGATTGCCAAGGAAGGTGCGGAGAAGTTTGGTGGTGCGAATGGTGCGACACCGCCACCATTGCCTAAGAAGCCAGTTGGCGATGACAAAAAGAGCGGTGGCCAATGGGACTGGATGAACGAGACTGGCTTTAATTCGCCTCGTGATAGCGTTCCTGACTATGTTCCGCAACTGCCGAAGCGTGAAGATAGCATTCCGCGTCCTAAGCGTGCTAACGCGAAGAATTGGGATCGCACCCAAGGCGTCAGCGTCAACGGCGAGCAACGCATTGCCAAGTTCAATAGCCTTGAGCAAAAACGTGGCTTTGCAGCAGCTCATGCCGAAAAGCATCCCAAGGGTGCAACATACTGGCAACAGCAAAAGAGCAAGGAAAAAGCCAAGGTATCCATGCAGAAATTCGCCGACAAGCATTTCGGCGGTGACGTGGATAAGGCACGTACTTACGCTCATGCGGAATACGACCACGTCATGGGCAAACTGAAGGGTGGCAAGGGCGATACGCCGGTGGACATTGGCAAGATGCCGCCGAAGTACAAGGAACTGCCGCCACCATTGCCGAAGGATCGGGCTGCACTAGAAGCGTCGCTAGGTGGCAAGAGCACGCCGCCGCCGTTGCCTAGTAAGAACGGTGCAACACCTCCGCCATTACCGCAGAAGACGGATTGGAAGTCGTTTTGGGATCAACCAGAACCGCAATCCGTGACGGATGCGACACGCCATGAGGAAACACAGCAAACGGCGTTGGGCAAGGCGAATGCGGCGATGGAAGAGGCGAAGCGGTGGCGTTCTGGTGGGTCGAAGGATCATGCCGAATTGGGGCGGTTGCACCAAGAGGCTTACGACGCCATCAATGAGCACGAGCAAGAGGGTCACAAGGCGATTGACCGCATGGCCTTGGAGAAGTACGGCTACAGCGATAAGGCAAAGCAGGTTGCAGAACAGTCGAAAAAGAAGTTCTCGGAGAAACTTGGCAAGGCTCGTGAGCGGTTGAAGTCGGCGACGGCATCTGGCGGTCCTCCGGGTGAAACGCCGACGCAATCGAACTCGGAAGGCAAGTTCGACTTTAAGTGGGATGGTCCGGGGCGTGAATTGCAATCGCCGCCGACGCAGTCCGCATCGACTGAATCAGTTGAGCAAGAGCAATCCAGTCCAGAGGAAACACAACCGAATGACGTTGTTCCGCAAGAGCAGGAACAGGCTACAGGTCAACCACAAGAGGATGCAGTTTCTTCAAGCGAGACGACATCGCAAGATGGCGGTGCCGATAAAGACAATGCCAGTGCCGATTGGAGCAAAAATCCATTTGCTGATGCTATGTCGTTTGGCAAGAATGGCATGACGGATAGTTTTAGCAACCACATCGAAGGCCACATTACCAAGAATGGCGACATTCCTTCTGCTGAAAAAAATTCGCAGGTTGGGCGTGCGTGGAGTGAAGTCAAGAAGCAAGGGTTTCATAAGCATCCCGAATCGGCCAAGAGGTTTGCTGCCGCATTGCGGGATGCTTATGCAATGCAAAACCAAGGAAAGAGCCAAAGCGATGCTTGGAAGGAGGCACTGAACAAGCATTTCAGTGGCATTAGTTCACCTGCATCGCCGCAAGAAGCGACTAATCCAAGTGCTAGTGCAACGCCTTCGACTGGTAACGCAACGGCACAACCGACGCCAGAGCAATCTGATTCCGCTGGTTCGGCTACGGCAACACAGCCAACAAAGCAACCTACGGCTATGCCGTCGTCGGCATCAACGCCACAAGCAACGCCAGAAAAGCATCCGTTGCACAACGACAATGCCCATAGTCATGCTCCGTCGCGGCCCAAGAATGTTCATCCTGATTTAGCGGGGATGGATGCGTTCAAAGATGCCCACCCGCATGACCATGAGGATTTGCGGGATATTCACGCCAATAACTTGGCCCGTTCTGCGAAACAACTAGAAGCACAGATTCATAAGCAGAATCGGCGTGTTGAGCAGTTGGACGAAGGCGGTTCGCATCCTGACGATGTGCGAAGGGAGAAGTCCATTCAGCGGTTGCTTTACGGGATGCACGACAACGCGACCAAGCGTGAACAAGCCCAAGTCGAATCGAAAAAGCAAGAGCGTGAGCAGGCTAAGGCGTCGGCTCAACAAAAGAAGGTTGACGACAAAAAGACGGCGGATGCGGCCCAGAAGAAGATCGACTACGACACGGAGCAGCAACGCATTCGCGATGAAGGGCCGGGCCGGATTCGCGACAACAAGATGCGTACCGCTGTCAAAGACTATGTCGGAGATCGCGGCATTGATCCGACGAGTATTAAGGAAAGTCGCGAGTGGAAGGATGAAGTTGCTAAGGCTGGCTTGCTCCACCTTATTAAGAACGGTGGATTTGGGATTGATGAGGTAGCCGAAGACTTGGAAAGGTCTGGTTATCTGAAAGTGCCTCATGATCGCCACGGCGACGACTACTTGATGGAACTGTTGATTGGCGATGCGGACCATGCTCATGCGGATCATTCGCAAGAAATTATGCATGCCGAAGCGAACTACCAAAAGAAACTACAGGAGATACACGATGGAGAAGAACACGGTGAGCGAGAAATTGCAGGAGCTACAAGACGCGGCGAAGATGAGGGCTTATTGGCGTTCCAAAGCGAATTGGAGAGCAAAAATAATGGAGATAATGGAGCGACTTCAAGCGGAGAAGGCGGGGAAGGAAAGCGGTTCCGTGGACCCGAAGACCGACTCGACTACATCGCCGACGAAGTAGAAGCCAAGGCCGACGACTATGATCGCACCCGCGATGAGGACAACGATTTCCGTACCGATGCGGAGAAGGAAAAGGACTACGAGTTTCCGTTTGGTGCCAACGCGGAACCCGAAGACGATGATAACGACATCGACGACGACATTGAGTGGGATATCCGAAACCAAAAAGCGTTCTCTGGCTTCTTCCGCGTAAAGTTGGACGAATGGCGGGTTGAATCGCCCCTCATGTGGTTGACCAAGGGCGATGACTCGAGCCTCGGCGATGCTCATGTCCGTGCCGACTTGATGGCGGATATTGTTGGTGGACTGTTTGGCGATGAATCTATTCGCTTGTTTGAAGGCAAGGGATGGGTTCAGAAGATGTGGAATGCGATTGAGCATCCACGCGGTAAGAATGGCCGATTCATCCCCAAAGGCTCTGGTGAAGCCTTCGACGCAACCAAGGCGTCGATTAAGTCGATCCTGAACGGCAAGAAAGACAGTACGGCCCACAAGCAGTTGCTCGATCACTTGTCGATCCTGACGGTGAAGCAACTGCACGACTTGAAGAAGGAATACGGGCTAAAAGCAAGTGCATCGCTCAAGTCTGACTTAGTCAAGAAGATTGGTGAACGGCTGAGCGAAAAGCACGGCATTGATACGAAGGAAAAACCCAAGGAAGTCAAGCCAAAGCCGAAGGCCAAAAAGGAGCCAAAGCCGAAGAAGTCGAAAGACGAAATGATTCACGCGGTTGGCGATGGCGACGGCAAGGTTGAAGTATGGAAGGCCAAGGACGGCTATCATGTTAAGTCGACTGATGGCCAAGTTAAGCAGTTTCCGCTTGCTCAAGGGATCAAGGCGACGGCTTATGCCAACTCGCTGAGCAAGGAATTGGGTAACAAGAAAGAGCAGCCAAAGACGTTGAGCAGAAAGGAATTTGGCGGCAAAGTGATGGATTTGGCGAAAGCAAGCAAGCCAGAAGATCGCTTTTACAACCGCAAGGTCTACATCTCGTCGTTGTGGGAAGCAAGCCAGAAGCAAGACGGATTCCCCAAGATGTCGTTGGACCAGTTCAAGAGACAGCTTCTTGATTCGCATGTAAACGGCGATTTGACGTTAAGCCGTGGCGACTTGGTGCTCGACATGGACTCAAAGAAGGTTGAGCAATCCGAGATGAACCATGTTGGCTCACACTATCACTTCGTCTTGCTTGATGACGACAAAAGGAAGTCGTGGACTGGCGTTCCTCGTCCCTTCATGTGGTTGACCAAAAGGAGTTGACTTGAACAACGACAAGAACAAACCTCGTCGTCAGAACCCGCGTCTACCACAACGGCCAAAGCATGGCAAGAAAGCGAAGCAATGTAAGAAGAAGAAATGAGTTCCCCCGTCAGAATGTAGCCTTGTGTCTGGAACCATTATTGGTTCAACACATGAGGCTACAAGATGACGGACTGGCAATTCAATCCCGGCATGGTCTACAAGTTGCACGAAGGCAACAATCCCGCAGGCATGTTGGGGTTGGTGTTGCAGACTGCCGACACCAAGGCCGATGCAAGCAAGATGATGGCTCGTTACATCATCTCGACGGGTGCGATTGATCGCAGTCGTGAGATTGTGGAGCCGAATGGCTTGCTCTTGGACGACCACAAGAAGAATCCTATCGTTTTGTGCAACCATGATCGCAATGCCCCCGTGGGTTTATGTCGCAATCCAAATGGCGATTACACCGTCACTAAGGCAGACAACAATCGTTGGTACGCCGACTTCTACTTTGACCAAAAGAGTCTGATTGGTCAGCAAGCGTTTGACGCGGTGGCTCGCGGCATGTTGAATGGGGCGAGCATTGGCTTTATGCCAGTCCCCAATATGACGCTGGAAACGAAGGCCAACGACAACTACCCCGTCAAGGTCTACAAGCAAGTCAAGCTCGTCGAAATCAGCGTTGTACCGATCCCGCAGAACCAAGACTGTATTCGTGAGATGGTCTACAAGGGATTGGCAGGCAAGCCGTTAGATGCGTCGCTGTTGTCGATTCTCAAGCCATATGCTGACAAGCCAACGGTGGTTACAGGCGGATGGGAAACGAAGGGTGCAACAGAAGAGAAGAAGTGTCACTACGTCAAGTTTAATGTTGGCGGCGAAGCGTTGAAAGCGGCGAAAGCGGCTTGTGATGTCGTGGCCAAGGAAGATTTGGGCGATGGCGGATGTTGTGATGTGCCGCATGTTAGCGTGAAGTACGGAATCAACAAAGACGTTGACGCGGACCAAATCAAGGCGTTGTGTAAGACGTTCCGGGCCTTCTCGGTGAAGGTTGGCGAAATCGACTTCTTCGCCAACGATGACTGCGACGTATTGCATTTCAGAATTGAAAAGGGTGGCGAACCAGAAGGTGCCATTTCTAACGCGGTGTCGTCTGTGTTTAGTTCGTATGGGCTAAATGCACCCTCTCTGTGGTCGATGAATGAGGCGTTGTCTGCTCTACCACACGAGGATATGTGGCCTGAATACAAGCCGCACATCACGATTGCGTACCTCAAGAAAGGCAAAGGCGAGTTCTACAAGGAAATGCTCAAGGGCGACCCCGGCGTAGGCTTCGTCAATGTTAGTGAAGTGGTATTGGTGACGGCGAAAGGCGACGAGTTTGTGATTCCGCTTGTTGGCACGAAAGCGGCTGACAAGATTCAACCCAAAACGAACCGCAAAGGCGGTTGGAGAGTAAAGGCCATGCAAGGACTAGATGGCGATTCAACCGCCGATCCGACGACGAATCCGCAGCAAACACCCGAAGACCCGATGATGCAGCCTGACGAAACGACAGAGCCGCAAATGAAGGTCGGGGCGTCGTTTGCTCACACGCTGTATCAAGAGTTGGCCAAGGCAATCGACCTGATTGATACGGGTTTGCAGCATCAAGAAGAACCGAACATTGTTCGGATGGCGAAGCGTCTCAAGGCGATTCTTGGCCATGCGGCAGACAAAATGCACTTGCACTACGACAAGTATCGTGCTCAGCACAAGGACATGCCCGAACTACCACAGATGGATATGGGCAATGGCGATGCTGACGACGATGATGACGTTCTCGTTGATGAAGAGATGGACAAAGACAACAATCCGGTGTACACGGAAGACGAAGGTGAGTCCTCTGATCTGGTTGACGATGATGCGTTGCCCGACGAAGGCGATGATGTTGATGGCGGCGAAGTGGACGCGGAAAGCGAGCCTGATGGCGACGATGATGCTGACGACATGACTGATGATTCGGCGATGGAAGAAGACGATTCCGACGACGACGAAGATGATTCGGACAAGTGGGACAAGAAGGCGTTGACGAACTACTATCGCAAGTCGGCAGCTGTGGTGAATGGTTGGTGGAACAGCAAGACGTTCCAGTTGAACGAAAAGAACATCGGGCCGATTCGCGAAGCCAAGGAGTTCTGTACGAAGATTGCGGCCAACGAAAAGGCTGGCAAGAAGGTCCGCGAACTAGCGACGTTGCACATGAAAGCGTTGGGTGCGGCGTTGGGTGAAGTGGTCGAAGGAACGGAAGGGTTGGCGATGGTGACGAAGGCGATTGAAACGCCAGCGACCACGGCGAATGATGTTGATAATGCGACGTTGGAATTGCTGTTGACGAAGTTCAACGAACTGGACCAAAAGATCAATGACAATGCAACGCTGCTCACGTCGATTACAGGGCGTTAGGATACGTTCCCAATCTTGATGATCCTGAACCCCGCTAGTTCATTGCTAGCGGGGTTTTTCTATGCAATTTGCTGATTCACTTTTACAGTTGTCAAGATGAATTTCTAGTTCCCCTCTTCATAGTGGAGTGTGCCGAGTGTGACAACGTATGCGGAACACGGTTAAGGGCCGCGTCACTACACTCAAGGACAGTATCAATGTCTACGGCTACTCCTGTGAAGGATGTCGGACAAGCACTGTTGAGCAAGTTTGACGACTTGGCCAACACTGTGAAGAAGCAAGGCGAAACGCTGACGGACCTGCAAACGAAAGCGAACACGCCTGCGGTCAATGCCCCCTACGGCATCATCGGGGCTTCGCCTTCGGTGAACGAAGGGTACAGTTTCATGAAGGCCTTGGCGTTGTGCCGTGGCTGGTTGAAGCCTGAGCAAGCCAAGGTCGAATACGACATCGGCATGAAGCTCAAGGGTGCGTACAAGAAAGACGGCTGGTTGCCGGAGCACGAGAACGCCAGTTTCCTCGTGCCGTTCTCCACGTCGCACATCCCCGGTGGGAGCGACGAAGCGGATCGCCTGATCGCGGAAACGCGGATGCGGGTGAAGGCGGGTGACCGTGGCTATGATCCTGATGAAGCGGCTTGGTTGAACAAGCGTTTTCCGGGCATGGTGACGAAAGCGTTGGGGACGATTAGCGATACGGCGGGTGGTTCGCTGGTGTCGATGCCGTCTTTGGGCGAGTTGATCGACATTCAACGGAATCGCGAAGCGTTTGCTAACGCGGGGGCCAGTGAAGTCGGCTTGCCTGCCAATGGTCGGATTCAATATCCGAAGTTGGTTGGCGGGGCAACGGCGTATTGGGTCGGCGAAGCGGCTTCGGTGACGGAAAGCCAACAAGTGACGGGTAACTTGAACCTCGAAGCCAAGAAGCTCGGTGTTCGGGTTAGCCTGAATAACGAGCTGCTTCGGTTCACGTCCCCGACAACGGAAGCGTTGGTTCGGAACGATATGGCTCAAGTCGCGGCCCGCAAGGTTGACTTAGCGATGTTGGAAGGTACGGGTGGGACGCAAATCAAGGGTCTTATCCAATACGACACGCAATCGGCGTGGGTCTACGGCGTGGACAAGGTCATCAAGTTGACGGCCTCGACGGTGGCGACGGATGGTAACACCTTCGATCCCGAGGACGTGCAACGCTTGATGGATGCTTTGGCGGATGAGGATGATCCGACGGCGTTCTTGATGCGTAAGCAGATGTTTACGGCTATCAAGAATCGTCGTGCTAGCTCGGGTTTTGCGGCGGCGGATGGCGAAGGCTTGTTCATGTTCGATGTGACGCGGTCCTTGCAAGCAGGTATCAAGCCGGAACTGCAAGGCTTGCCGGTGGTGCGAACCAGCCAAATCAACAACACTCGTGTGAAGGGTTCGGGAACGAACCTGACGTACATCGTGTGTGGTAACTTCAAGGAATGGCTGATTGGTCGTTTCGGCGTGATGGAGTTCTTGACGAACATCTACGGCGACACGGTGTTCTCGCAAGATCAAACGCAGATTCGCGGTATTCAGCACATCGATGCTGGCCCGCGTCACCTTGCGTCCTTCGCGTGGATGGACCAACTGTTGGTGGCCTAATCAGTGAGTGTTTAGCAGGGGGTTTCGGCCCCCTGTTTTGGAGGATTCAATGAGTACGTACATCAATGACTTCAAGAACGCGGTGGGCTTGTTTGCGTCGTTGTATCCGGCGTTAGTTGATGATTCGGCTAACGGCGAAACGGTTGACATGATCGGTTCGGATTCGCAGTGCTTTGCGATTCAGTTTGTCGGTACGGTGAACGGCACAAACCCGACACTGGACGGCAAGATTCAAGAATCAACTGACGGATCGACATGGACTGATGTTACAGGTGCGACGTTTGTTCAGGTGACGGCGGCAGAAAAGATAGAAGTCATTGTGTTTCAGCGTACCAAGCAATACCTGCGTCATTCGAGAGCGATTGGCGGGACATCGCCAGAGTTCACGTTTGGCGTCTTGATCGGCGAAGTGAAGAAGACGTTTTAACTTAACAATTAACCTCAAGGGGTTTTGAAATATGTCCACTTACATTCGAGACTTTTCGAATAATGCGTTGCTCAAGCAGGTGATTGCTCCGCAACTCCTGACGGCGACGACGACGAATGCTACCGGCGTTGACATGATTAACGGCGACGGTCAATGCTGGATGGAACTGGCACTTGGGACGTGGAATGCCACGTCGCTAAGCGTCCAAGTGCAACAATCGACCACGACCAACTCCGGCTTCACCGATATCACGGGTGCGGTGATTGCGGCGACAACGGCTCAATCGGCTGGCATCCAAACGGTGAATTTCCGTCGCGACTACCAATACCTTCGCGTGATCGCGACGGTGAGCGGTACGACGATTGGAATTAGTGCTGTGATTGGCGAGTCTTTGAAGGTGCTGTGATCCTTCGCACTCCCATCAGGCTAACCACAAACGCATCTCTTCGGGGGTGCGTTTTTTGTTTGTTCTTGGTCGGTTGCATCATAGGCGAAACGGATCAACGCATCTCAGAAATGGAGTAATGGATGGCCAAGTACAAATGTATGATCGGGCAGTTCCCGGGTGGTGGCACGACGAGCATGCATACATCGCCGTGGTTGCTGGAAACATTCGGCAAGATGTTGGAAGACCCGAAGATTGGCAAAGGCAATGTTCTTGTTTGGCAAATTGCCGACACGCCGATTACGATGGGGCGGAATCGGTGCTTAGTGGCGGCTGAGAAGCACGATTGCGACTTTGTGCTGATGCTCGACAACGATATGTTCTTTGACTTGCCGTATAAGGACAGTGTGCCGTTTTGGGATGCGGCGTGGCCGTTTGCGTTAGAGCATCATGGCCCTTGTGTGATTGGTGCTCCGTATTGTGGTCCGCCACCGAATGAGAACGTTTACGTGTTCCGCTTTGAGAACACGCAGAGCGACGATCCGAACCCGAACTTCAAGTTGTATCCGTATGCTCGCAATGAAGCAACGATGATGCACGGCATCAAGCGGTGCGCGGCGTTGCCAACGGGTTTGATGCTGATTGACATGCGGGCTGTGAAGCGTCTGCCGCATCCGCGATTCTACTATGAGTGGACGGATGAGGCTCATACGGACAAGGCATCGACGGAAGACGTGACGTTTTCGCGTGACCTGACGTATGCGGGAGTGCCGTTGTATTGCGCGTGGGATTCGTGGGCAGGCCACATCAAGCCGAAGATGGTTGGCCGTCCCCAAGCGATTCCTGATGACAACGTGCCGGGCTGGATCGTCGAACAAGCGGGCAAGATTGCCCGTAGCGATGATCGGCTTTCGGCATGGAAAGAAAAGCCGCGTGGCGACTTCTTGCTAACGCCTAGGATGTATGATCCTGTCCATGCGGATGAGCGGATCAAGGCGTTGACAGAAGCGTTTGGCGAGTGCCTTGTATCGGACTCGGTATTGAACAAGTAGAAACACATCCGTTACGCCGATGTGTGCAGTGGAAGGGGTAGCAATTGCTACCCCTTCTTTTATTGCCCCTTGTGTGGTTGATGATCCTTAAAACGACCACATGAGGGATGACAATGACACTTTCAGCGGAATACTTGCTTCTTGGTGCTGCCGTTCTTGGCGGTGCGGGTTTGTTGCTTGACGAAGCGAAGCAATCAACGAAGCAACTTGGCGACAACTTCAATCAGCAAGTAACGCGGGTTGGCAAGATGAATCCTGTCCCCAAGCAAGCCAAACAACCACAGGAAGAGCGTCGGGATGTGTCGTTTACTGACGAACTAACGCCGTGAGGTAAGCGATGTCAATTTCTTACATTGGATCGGCAAACGCAGCGGGTGCAAGTGCCTCTTTTAATGTTGACTTGTCTAGCCTTGGTCTTGCGGAAGGCGATTTGGTTATTGTGGCGACAGGTTTATATGGCACAAGCAACTTAAACCCCGGCGTCAGCACATCTGGATATACGGAGATTGCCGACCTGTACTCCGATGACACACGCGACATGAATTTGTCAGTGAACTGGAAGTTGATGGGATCGACGCCAGATTCATCCGTGACATGCAATGGATCGGGAAGTTCGTTTAACGGGGCGGTAGGGATTGCTTATGTTTTGCGCGGCGTCGATCAGGCAACACCCTTAGACGTGACAAGCACAACGGCGACGGGGATTGACAGCGGCGTTCCTGACGCTCCAAGCATCACGCCGACAACATCGGGGGCGTGGGTTATCGCGATTGGCGGAAGCGTCGCAAACACGTCGGATACAGCCGTTACACCGCCTTCTGGTTACTCGAATGCGGTGTACCAATTCAGCGATCCGAACCTCGGCGTTGCGGTGGCCATCGCATCGAAGGCGTGGACGGGTGGTGCCGAAGACCCCGGCGCGTGGACGAACTGGACAACAGCGACCAGCGAATCTTGGTGTGCGGTAACAATGGCAATCCGCCCTGCGGCGTCAGCCGGTGGTCAACCAACGAGCATTCGTAGTTCGCAAATTCCGTTTGGTGCGATAGGCCGGATTGGTTCTTTTGGAGGGCGTTGGTAATGGCATCGAGTGACGCAAAGCCAGTTCCGCAAAAGAACGTGGCTTATCGTGTAACTTTCGCAATCTTTGATGCTGACGGCGACCTTGTTACGGGTGCGACGGGGCTTGACTCCGAAGTGTCGAAGGACGGCGGCACTTTCGCGGATTGCACCAACGAAGCGACGGAAATTGCGACCTCGTCGGGCATGTACTATCTCGACTTGACATCCACAGAAATGAACGCGGATTGCGTTGCGATTCTTGTCAAGACTTCGAGTAGTGGGGCGAAGACGACGCCTATTGTTTTGTATCCCGAAGAGGCTGGCGATATTCGCGTAAACGCAACGAATATCGGATCGCAAACGGCCTCGGCGTCGGGAACAGTAACGTTCCCGAATGCAACGTTGGCAAGTACGTCGAACATCACGGCGGCGTCAGGGATTACGCTGGCGGCAGTGACTCATACGGGGGCGGTGATTCCAACGGTAACAACCGTGACGAATGCGGTCACGGCGGATGTTACGTCGATTAGTGGCGATTCGGGTGCGGCGGATAATCTTGAAACGATGCTTGATGGCACAGGTGGCAGTACACTGACGGCGACATTTTCGGGCACACTCACAACGGTAACGACGCTAACGAACCTTCCTGCGATTACGTCGAACTGGTTGACGGCGGCAGGATTGGCGACGGATGCTGTGAATGAGATTCAGAGTGGGCTGGCGACGGCGGCGGCATTGGCCACGGTTGATACTGTGGTTGGCTCGATCTTTGTTGACACGACTGAGATTGGCGTTGCTGGTGCTGGCTTGACGGCGTTGGCTCCTGCTGCAACGGCATTAAGCACGTCGCAATGGACGAATACGCGGGCTGGTTACTTGGACAACCTCAGTGCGGGGGCTGTGGCTCAAGCGTCTACGGCTTTGTCTACGGCGACGTGGACAGGCACGCGGGCAGGCTACTTGGACAAGTTGAATATCACGGGTAATGTGGCTTCGTCGGCGGAAGTGACGGCGATTCAGAACAACACGCGGATTGTGTTTGTGGTCCCTGAGCAGTTAATTCGTCCTGCGTCGGGAACGACGACCATTTATGCACGGGTGTATTTGTACGACGAAATTGGGCAGATGGAGACTCCAGATAGTGCCCCGACGATTGAGTTGCGTAATGCGACGGGAACGGACTTGACATCGCGACTGGCATCGCCTACGGGGACACTGGAATCGACTGGCGTGTATCGTTGGTCATACACCAGCACATCGACGGATGACCTTGAGCAGTTGTTGTGGTCCCTCACTGTGGTCGAAGGTGGTAACACGCGATTGAATGGCCGGACATCGTGGGTAGCGGAAACGTACACGACGGACTTCACGAGTAGCGATAGAACGACGTTGAATAACATCTACGGGTACGTGGACTCGATCTCAACAGATGTTTGGGGGCACGGCACGAGGACATTGACGGCCTTGCCGACAATCCCAACAAACTGGCTAACGGCTGACGGTTTGGCCTCGGATGCGGTAACAGAAATCCAGAGCGGCTTGTCAACGTTGAATGCGGCGGGTGTTCGCAGTGCGGTTGGATTGGCTTCGGCGAATCTTGACACGCAACTGAGTACCATCGATACTGTGGCCGATAGCATTCTCGTTGACACGGCTGAGATCGGTGTGGCGGGTGCTGGCTTAACCGCAATTCCGTGGAATGTGTCTTGGGATGCAGAAGTCCAGAGCGAATGTGCGGATGCGTTGGCTGCATACAACACGTCAACGCTGACGGCTTCGGGTGTGTGGGGTAATGCGACGAGGACGTTGTCGGCGTTTGCATTTACTGTGGATACCAACGCGAATGCGACGGAGACGGCAATCAAGGCGAAGACTGATTTGATTCCGGCGAGTCCTGCTGCGGTTGGATCGGCGATGACGTTGACTAGCGGGGAGCGGGATAGCATTGCCACGGCGTTACTTGACTTGAGCAACGGCGTCGAAACAAGCGTCACGGTTCGTAATGCGTTGCGTTACATTGCTTCTTCGGTTGTCGGTGTGTTGAGTGGTGCTGGCGGTACTGGGACGGCAACGATCACGATTAAAGCGATTGGCAACGACGGGACAACGCGATTAACGGTGGAGACGGATGAAGACGGCAACCGTACTAGCGTAACACTGGCGTAAGGAGCGACGATGTTTCCCAAACGAATGTTTTCGATTCGTCAGTTTGCAGTGCGAATGTTTGCCCGGCAAGGATCGCCTTCGCCAGTGTTGGACCCTGACGATCAAGGCATCATCGGAATCAACACGTTGTCGTTGAGTATGTCTGGTAACAATCCAATGTCGGCGACTATGACGGGCAACAATGGACAGTCGGTATCGTTGACGGGTGTGTCTACTATTGCTATTTCGATTACGGGCAATCGCGGTAGCATTTCTATTTCAGGGCGGCATACTTAGTCCAAAAGGAACGGCAGGAAAGACATGCGTGACCACAACAACAGGATTGATCGGATGCCTCAAAAACTGCCACTTGAGAAGAATCCGATCAATCCAAAATGCACGAATACCAACATCCAAATATACTTAGCGGCATTTTTGATTGCATTGTTCTCGATGCTTGCGTGGATACTAGGTTAGATACGCATAGTATACCTTCTAACATCAACTGGTAACGCTGTCTTAACCATGTTCGTTTCCGGCCTTGTGGAAACGAACATGGTTCTATGTGTCCTGCAATGATGCTATTCTGCTCGTTTTACAGGGTTACAGGATGTGCCTTCGGCTCGACTGACGCGATTTTCTTTTTGTGTGTCAACCACATGGATTGGTATTTTACCAGAACTGTTCAAAAAGACAGCTTGCAATGCGTTAAACTACTTGGTAACTTCTACCCAGAAGAATACATTCTTCTGGGTAGAAGTTACCAAGTATGTTGCACAATAGCAAGAGCAGTTTTGCCAGTTTTTCGCAATACTGGCAAACGGAGCGGCGGCGAATGCTCTTTCTGTGGTTGACCAAAAGAAAAAGAGATGCGTCAATGACGCGAAGCGACGGGTTGACCGAGTCATGTAGTGTAGTGTTGAAGGACGTATAGACTACTGCATACGAATCTCAAAGCCGATTCGTATGCAGTAGTAAGGATGCGTAACGGGCTAGTTTTCAATGGAGTAGTTATGGATAAGTTTGCTGAACACGAAATGGCGGTTTCAAACGAGTTGTGTCCTGTATGCGATTGTCGGTACAAGATTCGTTGCAAGTGCATGCTTGGCGACATGGAATGCGAGAATGGGCATCATTGGTATATGTGCCCGACGTGCTCCAGACGAGTCAGTGCTGAATCATCTCATGGGGTTGCTGACGACAGGTGTTGGCTCTGCAAAAAGATTGACCGAAAGAATTAACGGTAGTTCCCCTGTCTTGGTGGAAGGTAGTAACCATGGCCATTGCAAACCCGCAAATTGTCGTTGTTGAACGTGGCCAAGATGCTACGGTCACGGTCAGCATGTCGCCAGCACAGGACATCACTGGTTGGACGTTGTCCGCGATTGTCCGGGCCTACAACGGCGGGACGGCATTAGTCACCAAAACGGTTGGCAGTGGCATTGAGCTAACGACGCCTGCGACGGGCATCTTTACGGTCACGTTCTCCGCATCCGATCTGAACTTAACTCCCGGTGCCTACGTTTGGGAAGTGACGCGGACCAACAGCGGTTATGTGTTCCCGGTTGTGGAACCATCTTCCTTCGTTGTCCGTGAGTCATCGGCTGGCTCGAATCCGACACTAACGAACCTTTCCGAGGTGTCGGCTATCCTCAACTTGCCAACAATCACTGACGATCAGGCGAAGCAGTACCTGTTCCTGATTGGCAGTGCCGAAGCATCCATTCGCCGTTACTGTGGTCGTAAGTTTACCTACGGCACGTACACCGAATACCTCAACGCCTACCCGTCGTCTGAGTTGTACTTGCGTGAGAATCCTGTCCATTCCGTAACGTCGGTCCACGTTGATACGTCAGGCTATGCAGGTCAGTCATCAGGCGGTTTTGCTGCGGCGACGGAGATTGAACAAGGTGTTGACTTCTACCTTGACACGACGGGCAATACGGACAATGTCGGCGGTACGGGCTGCCTTGTGCGGATCAATGGCTATTGGGGTGTGGATCGCCAGCGTCCCTTTGGACGGCTCGCCTATCAGCCCGTGAAGACGATGGCTACGGTGAAGGTCGTCTACATTGGTGGCTACAATATCGTGCCGTATGACTTGAAGACGGCAATTGCGACGATGGTGAATCAGGCGGCGTTGTCGATCCCGTTTGGCGGAATGCTGACATCGGAAAGCGGCGAGGGCTACAGTCGGTCTATCGCTGGCCCCGATGTGATGATGAAATATGTCGGCGGTGTGTCGTCCACGCTGGCATCATACCGCTCTGGTTCCACATTCTTTGCTTAAAGGAAATTGTCATGGGTTCAAAGGAATTGTTCGCTAAGGCTGATGCTCTTCGGAAAGAAGCCGACGAGATTGCGAAACAAGCTGTTGCAGCGAAAATCGGGGAAGAGTCTCAAAAGCCAGTGAAGGATCGAATGGTGTATTCGGCTTTTACGCGATGTCCTTGCGGTGCTGGCATGGCCTACGATCCTCTTGCCGAAGACGAAAATAGCACTCTTGTTGGTCCACTAAGTGGCTATTGGGACTGCTCAGCAATCATCCTTGGCGTTGCTGACCCAAAAGCGAAACACGAAGCGAAATTGCCGTTTGCTTTTTACAACATCAAGAGCGAAGGTCAGCCTTCGGCGGGCTATGCTACAACTCGGCCCAAGGAGTAGGCAATGGGATTCTTCGGTAAGCAAAGCGTTATTTCGACGTGGCGTAAGCAACCAAAGAAAACGTCCTCGTCGCTGGTTCGCCGGACTTCTGGTGATACCTACGCGACGGGTGTGCCCTTTGATTCCTACGTCGCACCAATCCAAGAAATGACGGGGCTAAGTGGCGACGGCTCGCCCACGCAATCAACCACGATCTACTTGTATCGTCTAGGCCAGTCCGTGGGGCCAAGCGTCGAGGATAAGATCGTAGACTCACAATCCCGCGTGTGGTTGATCCAAAGCGTCAACACACGACTTGATGCGGACATTGCCGATGGGTACGCAGTGCATGATTGCCAAGTCTACAAGATGGCTTAGGCATAAAAGAACCCTGCTAGGATTGCTCCTAGCAGGGTTAAGCCAAGGATACTATCCTTGGTGGTGTTGGTCGCAGTTTTCTACCACTCGTCCCGCTAGAGTCCGTGGCCAGAAGCGTTGCAAAAGACGTTTAGAAAACCGCGAATCGGAGATACAGGGATTGAACCTGTCAAACTGAGGTTATGAGCCTCTGTCGGGCACCAGCCCATCTCCAAGTTACATGCTCGTGGTGGGTTTCGCAGCCCACATACCTTACGGTGCACCGTTCTAAGCGGTGTGCGTTTACTACTTTCGCCACACAAGCAAAATGCCACGGCAAAATACACATCATCTAGTTGCCTAGCGAGAGGTGCCCGTGGTATGTTGGTAGTATCATAGCAGGCGCTACATGGCAATGTCAAGTAGTATTAGGCATCGCCAGCAATGAAAACCCGAATGATTGCCGCATTAACCCCGTCGTTGTTCAGAATCTTGAGATTCTTGTTTGTGCCGCTTACGGTCATTCCCGCCGTCGAAGAACTAAACAAAACCATGCCGTCGCCGGGAGCGAATGTCAGTGTTGCCGTCGCCGACGACAAGCCCATAAACGTCCATTGGTTGCTCGCCGCATTGCCAACGGTGATGCTCGATGCCGTGCTCGTCGATTCATGCTTGATGACGAAGATACGGGCCTTGCTAATCGACTGCGATGACTCGTTGAGCAGGGACGTGAAGCTCGTTAAATCGACGGTCAAGTTGCCACTGGCCGCGATGCTGTATTGACCGATCTTGTCGAATCCCGCCGACGTGGGACCATACGCTGTCGTAATCTTGCTCCCGCCTGTGGATGTCGAAGAGAACGAAGCGTTAATGCCAATCGGAATCGGCGTCTGCATTTGAGCATTCGACGTTGTACCTTCGGCTTTCCCTTGCGTCCCGATGGTCAGCGTTGTGTTGATTCGTGTTGGCATTAGCCGTTCCGCCCTTCACATGTTTGGAATCGAATACTCATCGAACTCTTCTCGGTGCCCTTCGCTAACCCCTGCACTTCAACCGTCACACATGGGCTAACTTGAGTGTCCCAAACCTCCGCAATGCCGTCCAAAAACGGCTTATTCAAGGCTTGGCGAATCAACCGCCCCATCGACGTATTGCTGTCCAAGTTCGTCTGCGATGCACCAGAAAAATCACGGTAGATCGAAATGTAGATCAAGTACCCACGCCCAACATTCCCGAAGTCAGCAACGCCGTCGCCAGTAGTTCCCCACCCTTGCTCGGCATCCTCCGTCGCGGTAACGATGATCGCGGGCATTTCATCGGTCTTATGCAACACATCCGTCTTCCTCGCCACTACCAATTCAGGCGGCGTAAGGAAGGGAATCAACTCGATTTGTTCAGCAACCGCTTCGCCGATTGCAAACGCCATGTCGTCCATTCCCGCGATTTTGCACTTGACAGGGGCAATACTTGACGACCACACGCGAATTACATAGCGTGTCAAGTGCCCAAGATAGGAGTCTGTAACGTGCTGCGAGTAATCCCCTATGTGGTTGTCGTTTTTGGCGTGCTGTTGTGCTCGGCGTGTTGCTTGCCCGTTGACTCAAAGCCAGAAACAAAACAAGGCGATGTGAAAAACAATGACGACAAGGCGAAGATCGATCCTATTCCTCGGACACTTCTAGAGACGCGATTCATTGGTAAGTCGAAGAGCGATTTACGCGATGCTTTTGGGCCGCCAGATCAAACAAAAGTCAACAAAACAGGCGACCTGTGGATATACAAAGAGGTGAGCGTCGATCCTAACAACGGCAAGATCGACGGCTACACATACTTTTATTTTCACCCCAAACTAGACGAGATTCGCGAGATTCGCTACTAACTAAAAGACTCGCATTGCCTGACGACCAAGGAACCCTGTAAGACCGCCAGTAGCCGAGTTGACGGCACCACTAAGGCTTGGGATGACGCCTTTGATTTCTGTCTCGATTCTACTGACGTAGCCTCTTACGTCGTTGATGATCCCTTTAATATCGTTGGCTAATGTCTCGCCTCGCTCAATCGCGGCCTTGATGTCGGGAAGGTAACTCAAGTTCTGCATCGGGTCGGCCTTTTCGTCGGGTGTAAGCAAGGCGTTCTTGGCAGACATTTCAAACGCCTTGTCGCTGAACGACTTGATACCCGATACCTCGACATTTCGGATCGCTGTCTCAGGCTTCTTGTTTGGGTCGTAGCGTGAGTTCGTCGGTCCCGATGCACCGCCCTTGCCGATGCCTAACAACGCCTTGATAAAGCCGATCACGAAGCCCGTCACGTTCAACAGCACTTTACCCAAAAAGATGAACGGCGTGGCAAGCAAGTAGATGAATCGTCCAACGCGCTTCAAATGGTCAATGAATACGGTTGTGTATGCTGCCATCGACGTAATCACGTTCAGCAACACACTAAAGCCGTCAACAAGGAATGCTAGGGCGTCAACCACAAATTCGATTAGTGGTGCAAGTCGCTGGAACATGATTGGTAGCCGATTCGCTTCCCCTTCGACCAAACGCTTGATGGCGTCGAAAAGAGGCTGGAATACCGGCGTCATGCTGGCCACAACTTGGGACCATGCCTCGGTGTACTTAATCAACGATTGAAAGATTGGGATGAGCGGCTTGCCAATGTTTGCCATCAGGTCGTTAAACTTGATGTTGAACCGCTCAACCAAGGCGGGATTGAGCTTGCCCACAAACGCACCCATGCTATCGCCAAGTTGCTTGATCGTGTCCAGCGGGACCAAATCTCGCAACTTGTTCATCATTTCGCCAAGGAACTTGAGGCTTACCGTCCCTCGGACTGTCTGCATCCCAACGTCTTTGATCTCTTGTTTGAGCAAACCAAATTGCTTCTTGAGTGTGCCGACAGGACTAACCATGTCCTGCATACCGACAGAACCGAACCCGCCAAAGCCACCGAATCCACCACCACCAAACCCGCCACCACCACTTGCACCCTTTTGCTTTTTGAATGCTTCGTTCTTGACAAAGAAATCAGGATCAGACGGCAACGGCGGCGGGCTTGCTGGCTTGCCACCACCGCCACCGCCGAACATATTCATCAGGTTGCCAAACCCGCCCCCACGCCCACCGCCACCGCCCATGAACATGCCCATCATCTGAGTCATGCCACCACCGCCACCACCACCCATGAGGCGTGCCAACAACGGAATCAGTGGAGCGGCCATATTACTTACCCTTCTTGGCTTGTTGCTGTAGGAAGTCTTTGGGGATGCCTTCAACGCCGATCAGACTCATAAGAAGCAAATGCTCAGAGGCCGTTTTCGGCTCCCATGTCTTGCTCTTGCTTGGCGTCGCTTGGCCCGATGACGGCATTTCACCTTCCATCATCTTTTGCTGTTCCACGGCGAGTCGGTACATCTGGTACAAGTCGCCGTTGGTCGAATCACGCCAGTCTTCGCGGCTCATGTAGAAAGGCTGCATTGCGAATACAGCCTTCCATTCATCAGGGTCCGCGTCGAAGTTCGGGGGTTCTACGCCCCCTTCTTTTTTTTTGGCTCAGAGTCCTCGTGGCAAAGTTGCAAGGCCGACTGAAAACCCGCGTCTTCCGTCATCCGCTCCAACGTCTCGTCGTCGATCTTGTCGCCACCAACGAGCAACTGCCGAATGAGCATGTAGCCATATTCCGGCGTCGCAATATCGTTGCCGAACTCAGGGCTGCCCCAACGGACATTAGCGTTGCTCTTGGCTAACACGTAGTCCTTTTCCTCAATCAGCCCTTCGCTAACGAGGCGGGTGAGGCGGCTAATCCGCTCTGCCGTCATACGATCCGTGACGTAGTCCTTGACTTTCTTGGTGAGCCGTTGAAACTCGTAGTCTTTGCCTTCAAACGTGAACGGGAACGATTGCATCTAGCGACTCCATTGCAGGCGACAAAACCGCAATGATGCCAATGGGATGGGGGATAGACGCAACCGACATTGACTGTTGTTATGGTATGTGGTATGATACCACCAAAGATAGCATAGGATGGCTTGCAATGAAGAAGGTTCTGACTGACGAAGAGATAGTTGTTGCTCACGTAGAGTACATGTTTGGCGTCTCTATACAAAGCATTGCCAAGAAGCATGGATGCTCCGTAGCCCCACTCTACCGTGGCTTTAATAACCTTGGCCTAGAAATTCGCGGCGAAGCGGTTGTCAAGAAATACGACTTGAATCACAATGCTTTTGAGAATGCTCATCTCAATCCAGAGGCGGCGTATTGGGCAGGAATGCTTGCTGCGGATGGCCATGTGCCAAGTAATCAAGTTCGCCTTGGGCTTAGTGCTGTTGATTCTGATGAAATAGATCGATTCGCTAAGTTTGTCGGTTACAGTGGAGACGGGGAGAGAACGAAAGCAAAGGTGCATATCGTTTGCGGAAACGAGGTGAATGCTGGCGATCAACGGCGAATCAGCGTGGTTTCAAAGAAGATGGCTTCTGATTTGCATTCCTATGGAATCATTAGCCCGAAGACCAAGTTTTTGAAGATCATCGGTGGCCTTGAAGATTCCTTGGATTTTTGGCGCGGTGTCATTTGCGGAGACGGATGGCTTAGTATTACCAAAAAAGGAGATTTGGAGATTGGCCTAGGCGGATGCCATTCGTTTATTGACCAGTATTGCGAGTTTATCGAAAAGAGTTGCTCAATTAAGTCAGATGTGAGGGAATTCAAGAGCAACGGAACAATGCCTTTTTATCGTGTACGGCACAGTGCGATGAACTGCTGCAAGGTGGTCAAGTTTCTTTTTGGTTGCGAAGGCCATGCTTTGGCAAGAAAGAAGGCGATTGCTCAAGAAATAATCTCAGGTATTGTCAGCGATGATGAATACGTTGTTCGCGGTAAGTCTCGGGTCGCTCACTTTGACTGGAGCAAAGTTTCCAAGGAGGAGTTGATTGAGGTTAGAACAAGGCTTGGCAGTTGGCGTGCTGTTGCCGATCATTACGGGGTTAACATTACAGCCATTGAGCATGTTGCCGTTGCCAAGAAAATAGGAGACACATTCCTAACGAAATACGGATGGCTGACCAAGGATATGCTTATCCAAGAGTACAAGAAGTGCCGTAATTGGGTTGAAGTAGCGAAAAGACTGAACGCAACTGAGCGTGCAATTCATTACCGGATCGAAAAATATGGTTTGCGATCATTGGATTTTATGGAAGCGTAGATAACAGCATTGTTTCCCCTGACTTATTGGATGCTGAATAAAACCAATAAGCCAGAGGTGAACATATGCCTAGTATAACTGCTATTGCCGGGAAAATCGGGGTCGTCACAATTAACGGAATTGCTTTGCATGTCGAGAATATCTCGGTTACACTAAGTGTGCAAGTCCTTGAGTACGCAGTCACGGGAATGACAGCCGATGGTGACGGGAATAGGTGGATGGAGTCCATTACTGGCATCGCATCCGGGAAGTTCACGGCCACGTTGCCGCTGGACTATGATAGCACGGCGGCGGATCGTACCTTTGGTGATACCACCGACTTGCGGCCCGGTCTTGCGGGTGCTGGTACGCTGGTCGTCAACATGGCTCCGAACTATGGATTTTCGGGAAGTATATGGGTGAGCGAAATTTCACCTACAGTTGACGTTATGGGCAGCAAGCCGACGAGTGCCCAAATCAGCATGACGCTGAACGGTGCTCCGACCTACATCAACAGCTAAGCGAATAACGTCGCGGTTCAGGCGGCGTTAGGGTGGGTAGGTGGGCCGGGGTGTGTTGCCCCGGCCTTTTTCGTTTACTTGTTCACTTCTTCGACGATCTGGCGTACCCCTTCGACGCCGATGGCCCGTTTCGCGGTGTTGATGGCCGCGATGAGTTCGGCGATCTCCCGGACAGGCAAGTTACCAATCATTGTGGTCGATGTTTCCAGCGGTTGCAGGTAGACGGGTTCGCTGCGAGTGACGATGGTTTTGGGCTTCGCACTCATCGTCGCTTGCTTCTTGTAGGACTGCTTTTGCGTCGAGATGTACTGCTTGTTGATCTCGACGCCGTACTTGTTGTTGATCCAGTCCACCACTTCATCAAGCGGTGCGTCGAAGCCTAGCGTGCTTAACGCATCGCGGATTGCTTCGGCTTTGTTCACTTCGGTTTCAGGTTTGGCCATATGGGTGTTTCCTATGTGTGTTTAAGGCGTTGTAGATAGCATAGCATGACGCTTGCAATGTGGCAAGAGCAACTTTCCCCATGTCAAGGCCAATCTGGACGGCAAGGGGATATTTGCCATGCCGATTGAGCCAAGTGACCTGCTTTTATCGCAGATTACGGAAGACGACTTCCAAGAGTTCATCACCGATATTACGTCGATGCGGGTTGACACGCTGGCGGCTGACATGGCCGATCTGGAGATGTCGTTCAAGATCCCCGGCGACAAACTCAAGGCGGCGATTCAGTGGGTGTTGGGCGTCGATTACGTCGGCCCTGACTTCAAACTACACCGTACTTTGCCGATGTTCCATCCCGTCCATAATTGGGCGACGGCCCGCAGTATGCGGATTCGCGGGAAGGGTCAGGACGGTAGCGATACGGATGCACTCCAGTGGATGTACCAGTCCACGCCGGAGAAGTGGAAGCACTACGAAGTTGCGGTTTCGTTTGAGTATCCGAAGTACGAGATGTGGGAAGATAGCGACATCACCCTTGAATATGAACGGTATGTCACTAAAGCCATGTCGCCATCGGTGCGGTTGGTTTCGGTAGACGGCGGGCAGTTGGTTTATGATGTTCCGGGTGGCGTTGAGTTAAACGGCAATATTCACACAGGGTTGGTGCCAATCAGCCGTCGCGAATCAGCGGGCTACACGATGACTTGGCATAAAGTGCCATTAGAGTACGTCCAAGAAAACGACGACTCGATCCCGGCGAAGTTGTTGCAGGCTCAAGGGTGCGTCAACGACGACACATTCTTTGGCCAGCCTGCGGAAACAATGCTTTTGCAAGAAGTTAAGTTGTTGCGGAAGTACGTCAGTCCTGTCACCACGGACACGGCAAACGGGTACTATTGGCTGTACGACATTGAGTTTCACTTTGAGTTCGTGAAGCAATTAAGCAGCCAAGTCCATCTTGGAACAACCACAGAGACGCGACGGGGCCACAATCTATGGCTTGGGCCGGAAAATAAGTATCGGTACGCTAGGAACTCTAAGTCGCCTTACCTGCCAGTGTACCCACCCATTGATATGGGCAAGTTGTTCACTATCTACTCGGATTCCCTGTAATGTTTGACCTGTTCGGCAATAGTGCGAAGATTCGCAACCTTGACACTCAGATGCGAGAGGTATCGCGTTGGAGTAGCGACTCGGCCCTGTACCAGACGCCGCGAATGGACTTCTTCCCGGCGAAGTTGACGGCTTACGATTCGGGGACGGGCTACTACTCGTGGACAGAACAGTTCTACGACACGACGGGAACGCGAATCGACAAGCCTGATGCGAAGACGGGTACACATACCTACATGCCTGCGAAGTTGCTGAATGGGGCTGTTATCACGACGTTCCCATTCCAAGTGTGGTTGATGCGTACTATCGTCAGCGACACATTAGGGACGATCTATGAAGCGGTGGCGGCATTGCCGTTTGAAGAGATCGACTTGATTGACAAGATTTGCGTGACGAAGGATGGCGATGGGTTTGTTACTGACATCAACATCCAGCGAAGAACGTATCTCGTTGCTGCGTATCTGGCAAGCGAAGTAGGAACGTGTACTACCAGTGATGAAGATTGCTGTCCTCCTGTATGTACGATGTGCGGAGTGAGCGTTGTGTTACCAACAACGCTCACTATAACAATCTCTCTTGTTGGCGGGGGTGGCGCTGGGTGCGATCCTGCTGTTGGGTCTTGGCCGTTGTCTTTGGGTTATTTTGGTGAGTCTCCTGCTATGTATTGGGGTGGCGAGGTTGATAGCGGTGCTGGCAATTTGTTTGTTAAGGTCAATTGCTTAGGCAGTGATACCTTGAATGTTGTTTTTATATCAAACTCTGGCGCATGCAATCAGGTACTTGTTGCTGCCACATCGGACTGCGATCCATTGGCATGGTCCGGTTCAGCTTCTTTTGTCGGATTGCCTGCTGGATGCTTTGGCGAGATATTATGCGCTGCAACGGGAATGACTTTTATCATCACAGAATAATGAAAACACGACCATGCTTTCATGCCGTTCTCGTTCCCGAATCATGTCATTTCTGCTGGCTTGCCGTCAACAACCCGCGATACAAGGTATGGGCGGGGCCGTTGCCAGATGGTGTCACGCCGACAGCAAGCTCTTTCGCAAAAACGGCTACTTTCTCGCCGGAGAAAGTAGCCGAAGCCAAGAAAATTGCGGAGCGTGCTAAATGCGTCCATCGCGGCGATAGGATTCCGGGCCAGCCGTGTGGTAGCGACCTGACCCAATGCAACTTCGATCAAACCATCGCATCGACGACGAAGCCATGCACCCAAGCAACTCGATGCTGCTTGACATGCCCGCATTACATAGGGAAAGATACAGCGACGTAGATACTTCTCTTGACACATGGCATATACCTATGGTATTGTATCGCATCTACCACAGGAGGAGTGATATGGCCAACGTCGAAGTTGTTACTGCTAAGAATCAGTTCTTTGTTCGTGGCTCCAAGGATGTCGAAGGCCGCGAAACCTACGAAGTCAGCCACAAGACACACGAGTTTATCATCGTCGATACTGGCGACGTGTTCGAGTTCTATCACACGGGTCATTGGGGCGACAAGTCGTGGAAGGTGTTTCATCGCGATGTCGTGGATACGTCGCTACGGGTGACGATCAAGACGAGCAACAAGGGCGAATGCTTACTCCGTGTGTCGGGTGAGTTCAGTAAAGTCGAACTGAAAGTCAAGGAGATGGGAGATGTTCAATCCAAGTGAAAGCATCATTAGGGACGCGGAGTTGGTTAGAGATGGCAGTGCCTGCGGCAGGCATTTTGACGGCTCTTTATACGCGAATCACAACTGGATCGAAGCCGCAAAGCGTTTGAGTCAGTTTGTGTTGATGTGTCGCCAAACGGCTAAGTCCTTCGATGATTTGCAAAAGGCGTTTGAAGTTCCTGATGAAGAACTTGTGGACTAAGGAAGATTTCAAGGAGGATAAGAAGTGAAGATTGTTTGCAACACGAAAGAATTGCTTGGTGCGGTGTCGCTTGTTGGCCGTGCTGTGCCGACGCGAACCACGATGCCGATCTACCAGCACATCAAACTCGTCGTCACGGATGGCGTGGTGCTGATGGGCACGGATTTGGAGTGCGGCATCCGCTACACGATGAACGGCGATACCGTTGTCAAGCAGCGTGGCGAATCCGTTGTTGATCCGAGTCGCTTAGCGGAGATTCTTCGTGAGACTAGCGATGATGTCGTAACGATTGAGGCGGACAAGAAGGGCGTGTATGTGACGACCACAATGGGGGAGTTCTCCATGCCCACGGATGATTCGAGTGGCTTCCAAGATGTCGTGCAATTCGACGATAGCAAGGGCTACATCGAGATGCAGGCTGCGACGTTCCATTCGTTGGCTCGTCGTACCTTGTTCGCGGCGGCGAAGGATGAAGGCAAGTACGCGATGCAAGGCGTGCTGTTCGATGCTCAGGGCGGCTTGTTCAAGGCCGTGGCGACGGATGGCAAGCGTCTGGCGGTAGCGAATGGTCCGAGTATCAACGAAGCGACGGGTGATGCGTTAGGGACGGCGATTGTGCCATCCAAGGCGTTTGGCTTGGTCGATCAGGTGGCGTCGAATGATGCGGATGATGCCGTGGTTCGCGTGACGTGGGACAAGTCAACGGTGTGGTTCCAGACGACGAAGGCCACGGTCACTTCGCGGCTCGTGGAAGGTCGGTTCCCGTCGTGGCGTGATGTTATCCCGAAGAAGTTTGCGGTGACGTTGAACATTGACGGCGGTTCGTTCTCGTCAGCGGTACGGCAAGCGGCGATTATGGCGGATGATGAGTCGAAGCGGGTTGTGATGGAGTTCGATTTGGGCAAGGTGAAGATGAAAGCTCAGGGTGCGACAACGGGTAAGTCGCATGTCACGTTGAACCTTGATTATGTCCATGATGCGTTGAGCATCGCCTTCGATCCCGACTTTTTGAAGGATGCGTTCAAGGCGTTGGGTAACAACGTGACAATGAGCATGGTTGATCCGAATCGCCCTGCGGTGTTCAAGGACGGCGACGATTATCTTCACATGATCGTACCGATGGTTTAAGTGATGCCAAAAGAGAAGCCAGAGTTGAAGTGCTGTATCTCGTGTGGCCGTGATACAGCGTCGAAGTCGGCGATATGCGTGCAATGCGTCGGTAGAACTGGTGATGGCAAAGGTCCGCCCAAGAAGCGGATGATTACCTTCACTGACGCATTTCCGCCAGATCATGGCCTAGCATTCGACGACAACGATAGTGGATGGCCAGAGGATGATGAGTTCTAAACAAGGGGATTGAAAATGGGTGGCGAAGTGAAAAAGGCTGACGACTTGGATTCGCCGAAAATGGCTCTCAGGGTCGAGTTCGGCAACGGGGCGGAGTTTGTATGCGACTCTGATGATACATCGGTTGCGTTTGTAAAACTTGTTGTCGATGGCGTTGACTACCTGTTCAACGAAGAGGATGTTGACGCTTTGACGCGGTTCTTGCTTGCTGCTGGCAACGTGTATTGATTTGATCGTAATTGTGATGGGTTCTAAGAAAGGAGACTGAGATGAAAAGCAAGTTGGAATTGGCGAGTGGAGTTGAGTTTGTTTCGGAAGGTGGAGTTGAGCATGCAACGCTCAAACTAGAAGGTTCTCCGCCGATTATTCTCGACAAAAAGTTTCTTTATGCCTTAGAGAAGTGGGCGAAGGACGCTGCTTCATCGGCTCATTGTTCGGAACTGGCTAAGTCGTCACAAAAGAAGTAATGGAGTGCAAGGAATGCGTTCATTGTTCGTGTTGGTGTGCCTCTCCAGTGTGGTTGTCGCACAAGAGGCATCGTGTGTAAAGATCATCAACGTCAATGGGTCGGCAAGTGGTACGGTGTTCGCCGTCAAAGGCGATACGAGTTACATCCTGACGAATCGCCATGTTGCTAACAAGCGTTGTTGGCTCATCAAGAATGGCGAATTGTTGGATACGACGTTGGTGAAGTCTCATGCGGAACTGGATGTCGCGGTGCTTTCAGTCCAAGCGAAACTGACGGTAACGGTGTTTGCTGATTCGGATGTTACTGATGGCGACGAAGTCAAGCACTACGGCAGTGCAACAGGCCCGCAAAAGGGCAAGGCGACGGGTGTAACGACTTTTGGTGGCGGTACGAAAGCAACGAGTGGCGACTACTTTAGCGTTCCGGGTGATAGCGGTTCTGGTCTGTTCAACTCCAAGGGCCAACTTGTCGGCGTGTTTTATGCTCGCCTCGGTCCACCAGAGATGCCGTACTCTGCCAAGAACTACCCCGTTGCGGTGCGGTTGGCGGATGTGAAAGAGTTTGTCAAGGAGTTGGTGAAGTGAGTCGGCTTATGCGATTCGTCTTTGGTCCTATCCTTGTGGTCGTCTTGGGGGTGGCGTTCTGTCTGATTGTCGCCTTCTCATAGCATAGTATCTACTTGTCAGCCTTTCATTCCCCGACTGCAACGTATCTTCCTTCCATTCATCGTTATTCATACGGGAAGATGCGTTGCTGTGGACATCAACAACATTGTTATTGCCGTCAGTGCTGGCTTAATCGCACTGATTGGCGCCGTACTCGTCGGCTTTCGTGGCGTTGTGATGGCCTACTTTGATCGCTGGATGGATCGCATTAAACGGCAACGGTACGCACACGGGTTTGATGCCATCGCCGACTTCTACCAGACATTTGAAGCCATCGCATCGCTCAAGTCAATTGAGCGACATATGCTCCTTGAAGGCAAGGATTCAGGCGGGCTACCAACGCCGGGGAAGCCGTACACCGTAAGGGCGTTGCTCGGCAAGACGAAGATTGAAGGCAAAGAAGACCCCCAAGCGTTGTACGGCTTCGATATCCTCGTTGACTTGCACTACTGCGAAATGCTCAAGAAGATCGTCCAAGACGGCCATATCATTTTGACGCCAGCAACGATGCCAGAATGTTTCCTCAAGAACTGTTACGAGAAGGAAGGCGTCTCACAGTCGCTTATCTGCTACGTCGGCATCGTTGAAAATAACCTCGTGTTTACGTCGTTCTCCAAATACTCTGGCGAGTTCACAAGGTCCGACATCATCGCTATCGGACTTGGGATGGCGAAACTACGTAGTAAGTTGGCCCTGTAATGTCTACTGATGTGCAACTGATAACGGAACACTGGCCAGTACGCCTTTTGGCGATGTTCCTTCTGTGGTTGATTATCCAATTCCTGTTTGAATTGACGCCAGAACGAATAAAGGAAATCAAATGTATCGCGTGTCGCTACTGGCATTATTGCTATTCTCGGCTTCGCTGTTTGCGGAGCCGCCAAAACTCGACATCCCCAAAGAAGTAAAGGGCGACGCCTGCGAATGGGTGTCGATTCCTGCCGTGACCAACGCCGTCAACGTGATGTGGATCGCGGTTGATGACAAGGTGAAGTTCTTCCCGCGTGAGAAGTTGAAGAACCCGCTGGAAGGCGTGGTATCGGTCAAGACGCCGGGCAAGTACGTCATTTACGCCGTCGCGTCAAATGATAAAGGCGAGCAAACACTGACAACCACAGTGTTGGTGATTGGTGCCGTCGCTCCTACGCCGAAGCCAGTTGATCCTAAACCCGTCGATCCCAAGCCAGTTGATCCGCCCCCGTCGCCAGTGCCAACGTCGAGTGTCCTCAGTGTGGTTGTTATTGAGGAGACGGTAGAAGCTCGTGACGCAAGAGCAAAGTTCTTTGATGACAAGGCGTTGACTTCTTTGATTGAAAAGAAGAATCACAAGGTTATCGCCATCGACAAGGACGTGAAGGACAAAGATGGTAACGTTCCTGCGAAGTTGGCCAATTACTTGAACGAAGCGAATGGCAAGGCACTGCCTTACGTTGTTATGGTTGACAAGGCGACGGCGAAGATTGTTTACAGTGGGCCGATGCCCAACAACC